TTTTATAAAAATCTGAAACCTATGACTCCTACAAGCGACGTAGAATCAGAGCGCTTAAAGCTTGAGTATCGGCTCGCGCAGCTTCAAGCACAGGAGCGCGCAACGAGCACCTTCCTAGACTTTTGTAGGTACGTGTGGCCCGAAATGATTGTCGGGGAGCATCACCGCAGGATCGCTTTGGCGCTAGACCGCGTTGTGTCTGGCGAGTGCAAGCGCCTGATGATTGCGATGCCTCCACGTCACGGCAAGAGCCAGATGGGTAGCTACTTGTTCCCCGCTTATCTAATGGGCAAGATGCCTCAATCTAAGCTTATTGTTGGCTCCCACACAGCGGAACTCGCCCAGCGTTTCGGCAGGATGATCCGTAACCTTGTATCGGAAGAGCGGTACAAGGAGCTGTTCCCTGAGATGGCGTTGTCGGCAGACAGCAAGGCTGCGGGCCGATGGGACACGAGCCAAGGTGGGGAAGCCTTCTTCATCGGCAAGGGCGGTGCGATGACGGGCCGTGGTGGTAACGTCGTGATCCTTGATGATATTTTGGACGAGCAGGACGCAATGTCGGATACCGCGATGGAGAACACGTGGGATTGGTACACGTCAGGTCCTCGTCAGCGTTTGCAGCCGAATGGCTCGATCATCGTGATTAACACGCGGTGGCGAACAGATGACCTAAGTGGGCGCTTACTCAAGCAGCAAGGGCAGTTGAAAACGGACCAGTGGGAGTTGTTGGAGTTCCCTGCCATCTTGCCCAATAACAAACCTTTGTGGCCGGAGTATTGGAAGCTTGAGGAGTTAGAGAAGGTCAAAATGTCTATTGGCTTGCGTAAGTGGCAAGCACAGTGGCAGCAGCAGCCGACATCGGAAGAGGGTGCGATATTAAAGCGGGAGTGGTGGAAGATATGGCCGCATGACGATCCACCACAGTGTGACTACTTGATCCAGAGTTACGACACGGCGTATTCCAAGAAAGAGACGGCTGACTATTCGGTGATCACGACGTGGGGAGTGTTCGTGCCGGATCAGGATTCTGGCCCTAATATTGTTTTGTTGGATGTAAAGAGAGGCCGTTGGGACTTCCCTGAGTTAAAGCGTATTGCCAAGGCACAGCATGATTATTGGAAGCCGGACAACATATTGATCGAGGCGAAGGCAACAGGCGTGACTCTGCAGCAGGAGTTACGTAGAATGGGAATTCCTGTGACGATGTACAACCCCGGCGGAAGACGAGCGGGGCAGGATAAAGTAAGTCGTGCGCACTCCGTTGCGCCGTTATTTGAAAGTGGTATGGTTTGGGTGCCAGAGACAGATTGGGCCGAGGAGCTTGTAGAGGAATGCGCGGCCTTTCCCAACGGGGACAACGACGACATGGTCGATTCAACAACACAGGCGATGATGCGTTTTAGGTCGGGTAACTTCATCAGTTTGGCAGATGATGACGACGAGGATACGCCCAGCGATGCGCTTGTGCATGAGTACTATTAGCCCTACAATCTTGCGTAATTAACCAGTTGAGGCGTGGGCCATGAATCTTGATGAACGCAATAATTTGATTGCCCTTGTTAATGACGCGGGGGAATACCAAAGCTTGTTGGGTATGGATTACTCCGAGGGTGGGGAAGTTGAAGACGAGCCGCCAGATGACGGCGAGCAAGTTCAGGAATTTGCCGACGGTGGCGAGGTAGTAGGCGACCCGTTGTTTGATCAGTTCAAGATAAGAGAAGCAGCGGCTAATGCGTACACGAACCCGATAATTAATCAGCCTGCTGTGGGTCCGGTTCCGGTAGGACAACAGCCAGTATCTATTCCGACGGCATTGACTACGCCACCTTTGCCGACTGCTTTATCTACGATGCAGCAGCCACAGGGCAGTCCTACGACAGCAGGATTTGCGCCAGTAACTACGGGTGCAGCGACTACTCTGTCAGCCTCAGACATGTTGTCCAACATTCCTACCTTTGCGTCAACTGCAAGGACCTTGCCCACGACACAAATAGCAACGACACCGACATTAGAAAAACCTGTACTGCGGGCAGAGAAGGATTTACCTAAGCCAGTGATTAACTTGGCTCCTCCTGATATTTTGCAAAAGTACGGCGGCACTCCTATTTCGTTTGACAGGCCGACAGACGTTGCAGCGTATCTGACACCGGACGGACTTTCAAAGGTTACGGGGACAACTACAGGAACTACTACCGCTGGTGGGTATACGGCACCGGCTGAGATGAAAACTCCCGGTGGTTATACGTACACGAACTATCAAAGCTTTACTCCGGAGAACGTATCGGGGACCAAGGCCCAAGTGACTGAGTTGTTTGCTGGCGCAACCAAGCAACAGCAATCCGAAGCGGATGCAATTCGTGCTGAGTACAACAAGGCTGTGTCTACAGGTAATTGGGGTTTAGCTGGTCAGTTGAATGATCTGTTGAAACAGCAAGAGGCAGATGTCACTCGTTCTAAAGAAGACTTTACTGCAGCCTCAAAGTACTTCACTGGCGCAGGCGGGGCGTATGAATTGCCTACAGGATTTCAGACGCGTCGTGAGGCGGACTACTTTAAGCAGCAGGGCCTTACTGGATACACCGGTCTGGACATAGGTTCTATTGGTTTTACTCCAGAGACTAAAGCTGATCCGTTTACGCAGGCTCTGTCACAGCAGCAAAAAGAATTCAACACGGCTAACTCTATCTATGGCGAATTGTCAAAGCAGTTTGGCGCGACATCGGATATCGCAAAGAATTATTTTACTAGCGTAGTCACTCCGCAGAAGGAGCAGTACGAGCAAATAAATAAAATGGCAGGCGATGTAGGCAAGGCTAATCTGTACGGAACGATTACAGGTGCTGCAGGGTACAAGGACTTCAGTCCGTTGAAGTTAGCAGAGATACGTAACGAAGCGCAGACAACTGCGGCGTTTGCTCCGACCATTAAAACGTATGAGACTAATGTAGGCAAGCTAACAGCAGCCAGAGATCAAGCCGATAGGTTAGGCCTAGGCGGCTATGCGTCGCAGTTAAATCAACTGTTGGACAAAGAGAATTCGCGATTAGATCAAGCCCGTGGTGCGCGGCAGTCCGCTATTGATCAGGCGCAACCTGATCCTATGCGTGACTTGATCTTGGGCAAGCAGATGGCGGCTCAGAAGATCACGGGCTTTACGGGAGTGGATTTACCTGATCAGGATTACTCTAGGTTAAATGCAGCACAGGCGTTTGATCCAGTTATTCAGCGACAGAACGCCGACTACCAAGCTGCGTTAGGAACGTACAACCAATTAAAATCGTTGTATGGCGACAGGGCAGACATTACTAAGAACTTCTTTAGCGATGTGGTAACTCCACAGAAGCAGGAGCTGGATCAGGCTAACTTGATTAAGGCTAACGCAAACTCTGCGCTAGGTTTTATTAACAAAGGCTACCCCGGGTATAGCACACCAAACATTGCCATCAGTGCAAAGACTACGGAAGACGGTGTTCGCGGTGTATTTAAAAATGCTCTCACAAACATCGACAACAGCGTTAGAGAGTTGGAAACAGCGATCTCTAAGTACGGCGACCAGACCGGTGTAGGTTATTACTCTGATGCGTTGCGTCGAAAAATTGATGCGGAGAACGCCAAGCGCGACCGAATCAATTCGGACATTGACATGTTCATCAATAAGATTCCGGGTCGAGCGAAGGGGTCACCTCCTGAAGGGGAGATAAGTAACCCAGTGGCAAAGATGGTGGCCGAGCAATCGCGGTCCAAGGATCAAGGCATGGATTCCAAGTCCAAGGCCATGCTAAAAAAGTTCGCGGGGGGCGGTGAGGCGGTTGCTTCGTCGTCCCCCACGTCTCAAGAGTTCCCATTAAACGAAAAGCTCTACGCGACAGGCGAGGCAAGGTCGCTGGAGTCAACGGAGTTGCCGTTGATTGGGAAAGTCGCGAGATTTATTGAGAAGGGCAAAGCAGCACCGGAAGATGCTAAAGCAGCGATAAATTGGATTGCAAACAAATTGTCAGGCGTAAAAGAGGAAGTTAAGAAAGAGAGCAAGACCTACGGCAACAAAGGCGCAGCGATGGATATATTGAATCGCGGCCTAGTAACGGATTATCTGGGTAGCGCTGTTGATGTACCAAACGCGGTGCTTCAGGGTGCTGATTTCCTGCAGTCTAAAATTGCTAGGCTAAGTAAGCCTGAGTCGGTTATGGACCCAGAAGGAAAGCGCGTACCTAAATTCCCTCTGTCTACGGACAAACCGTATGCTGGCAAGGAAGCGTGGAACGAGGCTTTTAAGAAGTTGGGTGTTACATCAAATGTAGAACGTCCTATTGCTGAGACAGCGACATCCCTACTATTGCCCTTTGCACCTAGTGCAGCAATGAAGATAGGCAAGAAAGCATTGAAAGAGTTAGGTCCAACAGCTGCGCGGATGATGGAAAAGCAGATGGAGCCGTATAACCTTTATGCAGTCAAGCCAGACGGCGGAACGTTTTTTCCAGAAGGATCAAACTCTGGGATAGATGAATATTTGGATAGGGTAGTTAAATACTTACCTACGACGCAAGGAGCGGCAACCGTAGCGGGAAAAGACATGGCAGACGTTGCGGAGTTTATTCGTAAAAAAGGCCGTAAGTATTTCACCTCTGAGTACGGTACGGCGGACGATACGTTGCGTATAGCGGCAATGGATGGCCGTCTTCCTTTATACAATGAGGACAAAGAGTATTTTCGTGGATACGCACTTAAAGCAGCGCGTGACGATAGCGCTCCGGGAGGAATACTAAATCAAGATGCTGTTGATGCGCGAATGGATTTAGAAAGCCTCTATGACAAAAGAACAGGAATGGCTCCTTATGCGTTTTCGGAAACAGACGATGCGCTTGATCGGATGAATTTAAGAGACAGAGTAACCAACAAAATAAAAGAAAAAATGCTAGAGCAAGGTGTTTTGCCCGATCACGTAAATGTTCCGGGGATACAGCTGTATAAACCATCAGACGCATCAAAAAGCTACACACCAGACCCAGCTAAAAAAATACTAAGCGCTAGACCCTTTCGTGGTGCAGCTCAAGGGCAGGGAGATATTGATAGATCGTTGCAATATGCTCTTAGCAATGAAGAACCTATTTATGACCTTAGTACATCCCCTTCGTTAGGCTTCTTAAACGATCGTAATGTAGCGGAAGGGATTATGACGATTCCGGCAAAAGAACGAAATAACATGAGCTTTCCGGAAGCCATAATTAAAGGGGAAAAGAACTTAAAGTTTGAAAAAGATTGGCAACTAGTAGTTGCTCAGGCAAGAAAAGGAAAACCGTTGCCTAAGAAAACCTACATGGAGGGGACGGAACCTTTGTATAACGTAAATGATAAATCGGAATGGGTAAGAGTTGTAACACCTAATGCAGTAGAGTTAGAAGGTGCAGCAATGGGTCATTCAGTAGGGGACTACAAAACAAAACTAGATTATGGACAAGGCGGCAAAGAGGCATTTAAGAACGGAACTGCCCGTGTATTTTCTTTAAGAAATGACAAAGGAATACCTTCTCTTACTGTTGAAACTACGTTTAAGAATGACGAGTATAAGATTCATCAAGTCAAAAGTGTCTTTAATAGCGAACCTTCAACGGCAGAAAAGAAAATTATTTTTGAATTATTTGATAAGTTAAGACCCACTAAAGTGCATACTTTTGAAAAGTATCGCAGAACAAGGGCGGGGGAAGATATCCCAGAAGAGGACCAAATAAAACTAGATTGGTCTACTTTATACAACGACTATAAACTGTACAAGAATAAAGACGGGGAATAACAATGCCAGTAGATAAAATCGTTAACGAAGCACCAAGGACTAGTGTTGAACTAGACATGGAAGACATGCCTGATGTAGAGGTCATTCTGGAAGAGGATGGTGGTGCTACGGTTGAGATTGGCGACGACGATATGGAAGTGGACTTCTATGCCAACCTAGCGGAGTTGGTAGAAGAGGACGAGCGCAGCCGTATCTCACGTGAGCTGATGGCATTGTTTGAGGCGGATAAGTCTTCCAGAGAGGATTGGGAGCAGATGTATGCCAAGGGCCTTGATCTGTTAGGCATGAAGATCGAGGAGCGCACCAAGCCATTCCGTGGAGCGGCTGGCGCAGCGCATCCATTGCTAATGGAAGGCGTTGTGCAGTTCCAAGCACAGGCGTTGAAGGAACTTTTGCCTGCCGGTGGCCCTGTTCGTACACAGATT